GCAAAGGATTTTAGAATGTCGTTAGTGTCCCCGCCTGTAGCTGCGGTAATACCAGCTGATGTTGTGCCGTAGGCTAATGCAGAGCCAGCAGCAGACGTACCACCACCAAATGCAGCCGTACCAGCCAGTGCTCCACCGCCAACAAGCGATAAACCTACAATAGCGGCTACCTTGAGTGCGTCTTTAACAGAGCTGTCTTTGACTTCCTTGGTGCGTATTTCACCGAAAGTCATGGGGTCATAGAGGTAGGTAGACCCGTCTTTTGTTTGCCGTACCGGCTGCACACCATATTTGGCGTACATAGACTGGATCATGGGGTCGCGTTTGTATGCTTCTAACAATGCGTCTTGGTAGTCTAAACCTTCAGTGGCTTGTAGGTAGGGTATAGTTTCGGCAAGTACGGGCTTGATAAGTGACTGAAACTCGGAGATCTGTTCTTGTGAAGCGTTTGTATGCTCTTCGTAGTTACCACCAAAGTTCTTAATATCTGAAGCAGAACCACTAGGCACAACGTCAAACCCATAGTAGTTACTTAGTGCCGCCGCAGTATCTGTACCGCCGGTATTAGCTATAGAGCCATAGGCAGATCGAATTACATCCTTGTCTGTACCAACGCCGCTCTTTAAGCCTTTCAAATACTCGGGGGCACCTACCTCAGATATATATTCGTCAGGGGTAAATGCAAACACATCGCCACGTTTGCCCGACAAATACTGACTTCCTCTGGCTTTACCATCCGTTGTATCTCTAGCTGTTATTGCTTTTTTATCTGTTTCTAGCGGCTCTAATACACTACCCCTGAACATCATGTCGTAGAAATCATCTACTTCGTCTACATCGTCTATAACGTCGTACACATTCTTGTCAGCGGCACCTAGTAGCGTGTCTTTGTACGACTGAATGGCACTCTTGGGTGTTGTTGGCCCCCTTAGCTGTTCAGCCAACCCCGGCGCATATGTTGATATCCCACGTAGCTGTTCTGGAGTCATGTTCTTAGTCATGGCTCGCATGTTTTTTAAAGCGTCAGCAGCTATCGCTGGGTCTGCCATCGGCTTAGGTGTTGAGGTTACAGGCTTAGGTGTGCTTGATTTGAGTTCAGGTGGCGCAGAAGAACCTAGCACTGGCGTAGGTTTTGGTGTTGTGGGTGTGGGTGGTGGTGCCGCAGCGGGTCGTTTAGTTCCCGGAGCACGCTTATCACCACGTTTTGCAGCAGTGCCCACAGGAGGCGGTGCAATAGGCGCAGTAGGTGTATACGCAGATTTAAGATTTGGGCCTACGGAAGTATAAGCATTGCCCATAGGCATAACAGGTACGGGTTTGCGAGTTGCCGCTGCTTTAGCCTTTCTAGCCTCTTCCGCTTGAGCTGCTTTACGCGCTGCTGCATCTGCCGCTGCTTTTTCCGCTGCCTTACGTTGAGCTGCTTTACGCGCTGCTGCATCTGCCGCTGCTTTTTCCGCTGCCTTACGTTGAGCTTCCTGCCTAGCTAAAGCATCTCTTCTAGCAGCCGCTGCCTCTTCTTGAAATCGACTAGATGTTCTAGGTGCTACGACAGGTGCAGGCCTAGGTGAAGGAGGTGTAAACGCAGGGGCAGGTCTAGGCGCTACAGGAGCAGGTGTAGGCGCTACAGGAGCAGGTCTAGGTGCTACGACAGGTGTAGGGGGTGTAAACGCAGGGGGGCTAGGAGGGCCATAACCCTGTATACCAGAGGCCTTCATGCGTGCTTGTATTTCTTCTTGGGAAGGTAGGTTGAAGTTGTTAAACGCCCCTAACCCCATACCACCAAAACCACCAAAACTGCCTATCATTGCTGCACCTAATTCGCTATCAAGACGCCTTGGAACGACGCGCCAATTTGGTTGTTGGTATTGCTAGTTACAGCGCGGCACTCTATATCCGTCTTTTCTGGTATAGCCAGAGGAAACTCAAAATCTATGATTAGCTCATTGCTCTGCAATACATTGATGAACTTAGTTCTAAATACATTCGACCCAAAGTCTCTAGTATTGAGTTTGACGGTAGCGTAGTTATTAGCCTGCGATATAGCAGCGGTAAATATAAGGTCATCTAGGTATAACGTATGAGAGGCGGGCACGGTATAGACCGCCATCTGCGTCTGGTTACCATCGGTTATGCTCGCATAAATAGTACCTGTAGGTACCCCAGAAGACACTCCAGTAGCTGCGATATAGACAGTACCCGCAGCAGTGCCCCCTGACCCCGCAGTAGCAACAAAAGCGCGATTAATGCGTATCCAGCCAGAAGCGTCACCAATCTGCACTTGGGTCTGCCCGTTCATGCTTACAGTAACACTCTGAACAGCGTAATTTTCGTCTAAGCCTTCTACAGTAACAGTCTGTGCACCTGTACCTGCGCTAGTGTCTGCGGTGCTGGAACTGCTTATAAACGCCGTAAACGCTGCGGCAGGCCATACTACGTCACCCCCCTGTGACCATACTGTTTCCTCAGTACCATTTATGTCTGGATTGTATCCAAACTTATACACAGAAGAGGCACCGGCAACTTGGCCTTTAGATACTTGTAGTTGATACGGTTCTTGGGCTGCCATAGCGTCTCTCAGTGCTTGGTCTAACTGGTTAAAGTATATACGCAGTACGTTGTTAAACTGCTCGAACGCCTGTTGGTCATACCCCTGTGGAGGTGTCGGTAGTCTGGGGGCTACAAAATCTATGTCGGCAGCCATTACCGCCTACCATCAGGGCGTATATCTATACGTGGCGTACCCAACTGCCAAGCTACACCTACATCACCAGACTGTACTTTTATGGATAACTGCCTACCGCGTACGCGAGTGTTAATCTGTGACGTATACGCCTCAATAGGTACGATAGCAGAACGAGTCACTGCTGCACTGTTAGTTCCGCCCTCTGACAACGGGCTATTGTACCCAGAACCAGATGACTGTAGAGGCAACAACTCCATAGTAACATTAGGACTTTCGGCAGTAGACCCATCAAAAGTCACATCAGGCAGCACTCTTTGTATAAACGAGAACCTATCGCCGTCGTCTATATCAAACTCAGCAGACGTTATGTAGGCGTCTATGGCTTCATCAGCACCGGCTTCATTGCTGTCTACACCCTGCTCGTGATTAACCAGCCTGTTTGTATAAGTTGCAGCCATAGGGTACTCGCGTAACCCCGAATCAATCCATGCACTGCGGGCCATAGTGCCGAAGTACCAGATGTCCTGTTCGTGGTTGTAGACCACATACTTGTCTACAGTCGTGGAGTTAGCAGAGCAATAGAACCACCAAATCTCGCCAAAACCTTCGTTTGTCGCAGCAAAAGCCTGCTGGGCTTGTTCAAAGTTGAAGTCGTTAAAAACGTGCCGTTTTAGGTCGCAGCGTAGTGTGCTAACGCCACCGTCGTAGCGGTAGAAGGAATCTCTACCCATCCAATAAGAAACACCATCGGAATACGCTACAGCGCGTGAAGATGCTATTGACAGGTTAGAGCCAAGTAACTGCGTACCCCAAACTATGGTACCCCCTACATACTGCATCGCGTACAGGGCAGAGTCAGTCCAAACCAGTATTTCTTGGCGCGACTGGATTGCAGTTACGATCCTAGAGCCATTAGATAACCGTATATCACCTGCTTGGTTAGTTGCCGCAGGTGTCCAGTCAACCGCATTTTCTTGGTCTGACCATCGGATAAGCATGGGGTCTAGGGTAGTAGTGCCTAACGTGTTAGTACCAAAGCAAAACACAAATCGACTTATGTCAGACACAAGTATGAAGTTCTGTACGACAGGGACGTTAGAAGCCCCAGTTTTAGTAGAAAGTTCTACCGCAGGTGTGGTCAGCGCATTGGGGTCGGAAACATCCCAGTAATATACTCTACCCCCACGAGGGCCAAAGATAAGGTCTTGCCCAAAATTAGATTGGCTCCAAACCCGTAAGGACTCTTCTGGAGGCTGCCCGTTACTCCATGTACCCAACCCCCAACCACCTGCACCCCAGCCTGCTAGGGGTACTTCGACTTCTGGGCCGATGTTTATTTGGTATTTTGCCGTTACGGAGCCGCCACCAGTAGCATTCGCTGTGGCTGCACTATCCGCTTCTATGGTATAGGTGTTCCCAGACCCGTATGTAATCTGAAACTCACCATTTAATGTAAGCCCGCCTACAGCAGATGCCCCACTAAAAGTTACGAAATCTCCATTTATATAGCCGCCAGCAGCATCAGTCACAGTGACAGTGGTAGAGCCGTCTACAGTCTCAAATGGGTTGGTGAGAGACACTCCTGCCGGAGTACGTTCTGGAGTTACATCGTAGTAAACCCCACCCAGTTCTATATAGAACTTCAGGTTTGTACCTACACCCAAGAACTTCTCGTTTGCTAGCGTCACCCACCCGAACAGGGAACGGGCTACACCAAGGTACGTAGTGAGAGATATAATCTGCCAACCACCAATTTTTTCCGGTAGCCCACCACGAAATCTAATTTTATCGCAGTCGAACCAGCCCTCTTCAGCCGCATAACGAGTAGTCTCACGGTTGACTCCGGGGCGGAATAGCAGCTTACGCAGCGGCATTATCTATATTCGCCTGTACGAATCATCTCAGTCACCTCTACAGCACGGTTGCCGACTTGTTTAGCCCAACGGCTATCCATAAACTCATCAGCGGCGATGTCAAACTGCTCCCGAGACATAGCTTCCAGAGCTTTAACAAATCCGCGCAGCCGCGTGATGCCTAGATTGAAGCACATATCGACCATTGCGTCACGTCTAGCTTGGTTTAGGCCGCCGTACCAGTAGTACGCATCTTGCAGTTCCTCGTGGCAACGCTTCAAGTCATTACTTAATAGGTAGTCAATCTCATCGGGAGACAGCCCCAAGCCAGACTCTGAGATGTTTCGGCCTACGCCTATGGTCTCAAAACCCGCAGTACACAGATACACCTTAGACTTAACGCCTTCATGGCGCTTTACCATCTCAACTAGATCACCCATTCTTGTCCCCATCAGACTGTGATGCGCCGAAGTAGAAGCTGATGATACTACTGACAATGCCTCCCAAGTAGCCCAAGACCAGATTGATAACGGCGTCTGAATTTTGGTTGGGTTCCTGTATCGTTACCATGAATATATAGCTTCCGAAAAACAGTACACACATTACGGCGATTAGCCGTGCAGTCCAGTCACCACTAAACCTCTTACGCGCATCCTGTGTATCGGCAGTCTGAAGGGCGAACACATCAACATCTAGTTCCTTCATACGAACTTCAAAGTCTAGCTCTGCTTGTTTGATTTCCGCCAGTTGTTCGGGCGTAGCGTTCTGCACCGCTTTTTCTAATGCCTTTGGTTCAGGGTCACAACCAAGCACAGACGCGATTACGGAAGCCGCTGTACCCCCTAGAGGGCCACCTAGAGCTTGTCCCAGTGTGGGGGCTAGCCCACCAACAATGTTTTTTATAGCTGCAAATTTCATATTAGTCCCACGTCTTTGTGTTGGCTGGTACCCGTTTCGGTATGCAATAAGCCGTTATGTTTTCTTGCATTTGGTAGCGGTTGTTTATCTTGGTTTTACCTGTACTGACGTAATACGCAAACGTGTTACACCGTGTGATGTCCCGAAAGTAAAACTCGTCAGCTATTGGCTCACCGTTTACCACCACAACCAGCAAGAAGGCCATCATTTTCTTGTCAGCCAACCTAGCAAAAGTGCCAGCGTCATAGGCAGGAGAAACAGAAGCACACCAGCAATAGCGGCGTATTCTTTAACTTCTTTCCAAAACTTCTTCTTTCTAGCCGCCGCTCTAGCCAACTCAAGCTGCTTTTGCTTGCGGGCTTCTGCCATTGCCTGCATAGCTTCTTGGTATAATTGACCGTTACCACTTACGGTAAACAGATCCTTAATTTCGCGCATGGTTTCTTGGATCTGCTTTTTTGCCAAGGCAGCCTTAACAGCATCAGCCTCTGACAGCTTACCCTCGTTCTGAGCGCGTTGTAGCTCTACCTCGGCACCGCCTAGCGCAGACAGAAACCCAGAGATGGACTGAATGTCATTAGTGGTCTCAGCGACCTGCTTAATCGCACTGGTAGCCGCATTTACGCCAGCTACAATCGCAGCGATCTCGCCAATCACTGTCAGCCGCCCATAAACTGCGGCAAAGCCACCGCGACAATTACCGTCACATAAACGCCCCAGATCATTAGCTCAAGCCGATCAAACCGCTTGCTGCCGTCTTGCAGGCGCTGCTCAATACCTTGGTACCGGACAGCGCACTCTTTCTCGTGCGCTTCAATTTTAGCTATGGCCTTCTCTGTAGGCGTCACTGAACAGAAGCCTCTGCTTCACCATCTTCAACAGCCTTCACTGATTCGACAATAGCGTTGCTGTAAGCGTTTAACAGAACTTCGCGTTCTTGGATCTGCATTTGCATCTGTGAGATTTCACGGCGTAGTTCGGCAACACGAGAAACGTGCATTTGTGTCTCGACGGTCAGGTCTGACACGTTATGCTCTTCGTTGTCGATGGTTATCGTTTGCTGTTCGCTCATTACCAAGGTACTCCTTCACCTGTTGTTGGGGTTATCTGCGCGTCGATGTTGGCTTGTAGCGATGCTTCGGTTGCATCTTTGTCTACGCCGTCATCCCAGCACCACCCTAACACTTGTGCCTCGGTCAAGTCGGCATAGGGAGTGTAATCTGAGCTAGACGCATCGTAGGTAAACCCTTGAGTGCCGTAGCTTGTTGCAGTGTAGGTTACAGCGTCATCGCCAGTACCTTCCGTTTGCTCTGCGTTTACGCGCCAGTGAGCAGTAAAAACACCTCCATCACTTAGTTCGTAATCAGTGGTCGAGATCGTCCAAGTGAATGTAGCCATTATGGTGTCTCCGCCTGTGCAGCTTCATAGGCTGATATAGCTTCTGATGTGTGGAATGTGTTGCACATGGCCTGAACCTCTGTGCTTTCACCAGACCAATCGTCTGCTGGGTTCACAACGTGGCGATGAAAGGATCTGCTGACCTCTTCATCATCTCTTTTAATAATAGTAGCTGTACGGACTTGGATAGCTTTCCAGCCTCCGCAATCTACTACTTCAATCTTGTCTTCTACTGTTGCTTCTGAAAGTGCCATATTTTATCTCCTTGTATGGACTGTCCGTCTCAAGAGTCCACTTGAGGTAATTAAGAATCTGTATAGTAAGTTAATGAGCCGTCAATTACGTTGCGTATATTAGACCCATCAAAATCGCTACCCTGCAAGCTATTAGCATTAGCGTTTGTATCGTTTTTTAATAAACTAATTTCAGATGAAGAAGGCTCAACCTGTCCTCTAAGAGAACCTATATTTGTACTAAATGCAGAAACCTGACCTATTGCAACACCAGCATTTACATGGTTAGCAGTAAAAGGCAATCCACTAATGGTGACATCACCTGTTGGTGATGATATAGAAGCTGTATAAATTCTAAAATTTACATGAACCAATCTTCCAACTTTAACATAACGGCCGTTTTGAACACCGTATGCAACGCTTCCGCTTGTAGAAAACGCATAAGCAGGCGTCCACGTCCCTTCTTCATAGTCATCTAGAAAGTTGGCTGAACCTGTGCCGCCTATGTATGCACCGCCTGATAGGTAGAGGTCTTTGAAGCGGGAACTAGAAGAACCTAAGTCAACATGATTATCTGCTGTAGAGCCTGCTTGATTAACGGGTATTAGTCCATTAGTTGAACCAGTTAAACCTGCACCGTTAGTTCTAGGGTCAAGAATAATAGTACTTACAACACCAGCACGGGATTGAATACTACCTACGGCTGTGCCGTCCTTGCGAAACGTAACAATAGTCCCATCGTCTGTATTGCGCCCAAATACAACTGCGCCGCCGCTAGATTTAACAGCAGCAAAAGTTCCATCTGCTCTAGCCTCTACGCCTACAGTATTGGTTGATGCGCTAGTCTTCCCCACCAAAACATTTTCAGAACTATCAATAGTAATAGCAGTATCATTGGAGTTATCAACGATCCCCGGAGTACTTGATAGTTCTATTGGAACTTGTGTTAAAGCCATTAGTTGTTCTCCCTAGGGTGTATATGCGTCTGCTGCGGTTATAGCAGCGTTAATTGCAGTCATGTCTTCACTGCCCCAATCTTCCAAAGCCGTACCAGCCGATAGGTATCCAGCACTACGCAGTACACGCTCTTGCTTTTCTTCATTGGTCAGATCGTTGCCATACTCGTTGTCGGCATCAAGCACACTGGTGATGACGTTAGCGCCACCCAGCATTGCTTGGTACATCTGTGCTTTTTCTTCGTCGGTTCTTGCTTCTTCAGACATAATATCCTCCTATGACTCTAGTGCTTCAATACGAGCAGTGAGTGCAGCGTTCTCTGCGGATAGTT